GCAGCTGATAAGGCAGCCAGTAGTTTGAGTCTTACCTAGACATTTTGTCGGTCTTGCGATTACAATGTGAGGACTAGCCAGTAGTCCGGACGAGGGATCAAGAACCACTCCAACTACTGGCTAGTTTTTTGTTAAAGTTTTGGCTCTAATTTCTGCTCATAAGTCTGTACCTCACCACAGCATTTAGTCATCCATGTACGAGTATTTGTGTATGGGTCTACACCAATATCCTGTGGGGTTAGTGTTTCACTGCAGATCTCGCATGACTCACTAAAGTAGGGCAACGCTTCATAAGCCCCATAAAGTTTCTTTAGTATTGAAACAAACATTGCGTCTTTATTGTCCATCATGATTAGCCCTATCTCTGATTTCTTGTGTTTCTTTGGATAAGCATTTGTAAACATCTGTCAGTAAGTCTGCACAATGTTCACAATCCATGCTTCTAAGGTTTCTGACCATTCTGATCAGGCTCATTAGTGTTGTGTGAAATTCAAGCTGCCATCTGCTCATGCTTCATAGTCCAATGCAATAAAGGTGTCACAAGGCCATTCCTCTGCACACACAATGCAGTCTTTAAGGTAACGGCAGTTCTCACAGTTCTCATCTTTTGATCCGCACACTAAGCAATCGTTGTTTTTTGGCTCATGGCGATTGTGTATTGCCCGGGCTGTTTCGATTGCTTCTTGTAGGTCTGCTAGGTCAGCGCATACGCAGTGACAATGCTTGCTGTGATTATCATTCATAGACGTAATTCGGGTCATATTCTGGGTACTCCAAACCATGAGCTGCGTAAACAGATTTAGTGTATTCGGTAACCTTATCTAACACGTATTCAATGTTGTTTGGTTTATTCATTTCATTTACATAATCAAGTTCATCATCAATTATGTCTCTGACATTGTGGTTTCCGTCTATCCATCCCCAACTGTATTGAACAAGGCAAGTTCTAAAATGCACCAAAGGTGGACAATAACATTTCATTTGGCGTGGTTTCATGAGCGATCAAACTTTGGATCACATTGCGGCTCATTGTCACAGAAGTAGCCAGCGTAAGGCTTGCCAGTCTTTTTAGAGATACCACTGCGGCGATTCATTTCACCATGTAGGCATAAAGGCACTAGGGATTCATCTTGACTAGGATTTACGCCCTCATCCATGGGGCGTAAATCTGCCCATGGGTCGGCTTCGATTGGGTCACTGGGTGGCTCTTGCACCACCTTAACCTCTCTTGGCTTGGCTGGCCCGGGTGCTTGGCGCTCTCGGCTGCCTATGATCTCCTCTTTTGAGCTAAGGCCCTTGGAGTTACCTACATTCAATGAGCTGCAAGCGCGACCCCAACAACTTGTTTCCAAGTTCTGAATCTCTGATCCAGCGGTGTACGGACTCTTGCCCTTAATGAATTCACTGGCTGTTCCAACACCCGGCAACAGATCATCAGGTGTTCTGTAGGCTCTGGCAATGCCCCAAATCTTTTCAGGATCACCCGGCATCACACCCATAAATTCAAACTGGATTGATCCCTCTGGGTACTTGGAATAAAACTCGGCCACTTTCTCGGCAACGGTTGTGTAGTTAGAAATGTCAAATGCCATCAGATTTTCCACCCGTCTTGCCACATTGATTCCTCAATGGTTGGCCCGTGCATAGCACGAAATTTGGCTCTAAGTCTTGTGCGATGTTGTGCTTCTATGTAGATGCCAGTTAAGACACCTAAGCCAAATAAAACTGCACAATAAAAAAGGATTGCTATTGTCATGCCCTGATTTCCTATTCTTAGTTGTAAGCCTTGGCGCTCACATGAATAGTTTTAGCACGTTAGGCAGGACTCGCACAAGCACTTTGAGAAAACAGGCGTGTCATGCCTTGTGTCTATGTGGTTTTGGACCACTAGATGTAGTGCATCTACTTTATTTATCAAGTCTGGTAAGGATTTCCCGCCATTGGCATAAGGCTGGATGGCATAGGTCATTGTGTCAATGTAGGCCTTTATGGGCTTGACTATGCCCCATTTGACCAGCATTCCAACAAGGGTAAGGATCGCAATAAGAGCTGCCGCAAGTTGCCCGGCATTGATTAACTGACTCATGAGATGGCCAACTTAATTTCGCGTGTAGTAATAGTGGCTTTGCCATTTGGCTTCATCATCAATGCCACTGGCTGGCCTTTCTTTGATTGGAAAATCCAGACATCTTTGACAAAGGTAGTGCCGCCTTTATTGAGGTTGATTGTCTGGTATCCAGTTGCATCATTTATGCCTTTAGGATCTCTGACCCACTTGATTGTCAGCTGTGATGCCCCACCAATTTTAGGTGTTTTGATGTTTAGGTAGGCAGCAAAGAAAGCCCCGGTGGATGAGTCTGCATTGGGAATAACCGAATACAGGCCATCTACTTCTAAGGTACTCCACACATCACCCTGTAAGGATTGTGTAGGAATTCTAGATGATGCATCTGACTTGCGGCTTATATATTGGCTCATGCTTTTATCCATTTATCAGGGTTACGAAATTTGATTGGATTCCAAGTACGGCTGGCAAGAATTTGAAAGTGTAGATGTGGGCCAGTAGATCGCCCTGTGTTGCCTGATACGCCCACTAATTGGCCCTGACGTACTCTCTGGCCAACTGACACAGTTACTCCATTGAGGTGGCAATAACCTGCCCACAGGCCTGCTGTGCCGTCCTCAAAGGCATCATTATCAACTATGACGTGAATACCAAAGGCGTATCCCCAGCCTTTTTTGTAGATGTGCTTGCCAGCATGTACGACCACACCCGGCACTGCAGCTACTACTGGTGTGTTTATAGTTGCCCGGTAGTCAATGCCTTTATGAATGCCACCAGTTTTGTATTTAGCCCCGTAGGGAAATGAAACAATGCCTGATTTAATCGGTTTCATCTAAGTTGGCCCTGCCGTAATTGTCATACTCTGGATTTAGCCAGTTAATGATGATCGGTAATGCCGAAACTAAGCCAATGGTTAATGCCGGGTGTATGCCAAGTGTGTCAGCGTTTACGAGCAACCAGCCAAGCACACCTGCACCAAATACTTTAATAAATGATGCAATGGGACTATGAGCAAACCAAGTTAGGAAAGTCATTATTAACTCGCTGGTGGCAAATTCATTTCGGCAAATAATGCGTGAATCTCAACCAATTCTACTGGAGTTAAAATTGTTTCAGTTGTTTCGCCAGTAACGGTGTCAACAGTCAATGCGATTGGTGCTTCTACTGTTGTTTCTTTTTTGGTAGCCATTATGAATTCCTGTATCCGTAGACTCTAAATGTACCGCTGATGTTGCCACTGGATGAGATAAGTTTTACGCCATCATGTGATGTTGCAGTTGTAAGTAACCCGCCGCCTTGAATTTGTGATGTAGATGCGGCATTACGCATTTGGAATGTTTTTAACTGTGTTAGGAATGGGCGAGAGATTTTAAGTTCCACATCTCGCTTATCTGTTCCAGTGTTTCCGCAATACATTGATGCGCCACCGTTGCTTTGAATAAGCCCTTGAGCGCCTGTAAATGGTACAAACTGGATGCCGTAATAGTAAGCACTTCCACCAGTTGCAGTGCCAGCAATAGTAAGTTGAATAGTTAAGTCCGGGCTACCTGATGCAGCTGTAACGCCACTAATCTCGATTAAGTAATCGTCATAGGCAGATGTGAAAATGTTGCTAAATGTTGCAGTGGTTGCGCCACTAAATGCCGTTGCGCTGATGAATTGTAGGCCAACATTCTTTCCGCCAGTAATACTAAATAAACTTGTATCAACTGCGCTGCCGAGAGTACGGATCGCCGATGCGCCATCCTTGACATACGCCGTATTGTCTGGCGTACTCCAAGAGTAGTTGGTCGTTGTTGCCATTATAAATCCTGCCATTCTGTGGTACTTGGAGTATAACCTGCCCACGTTGTAGTTGGTGGTATTTGATCCCAGATAATACTCAAATAAGTTTCAGAGTATGCCGAGCAGGTCAGGGCCAAGTCAGCGGTGTATCGGGTCAAGTTCCATGTGTAGCCCTCAACAAAGCCGTCAAAGGTAGTTCCAAAGACGGCTGGTAATGCCGAGGTATCCACTCTTAAACCGTTGTAGACGGCTGCTAGGGCATCCCTAGTGGCATCGCTGACGGTTGGTGAGTGTAAAGGGATTGTGATCTGCTCTGGGTACATTCTTGGGTATGCCCGGGACTCTAGAAAATCTTGAGCCTGTGACAAGGCATCCGCGCTGTTGTGTAGTTGAGTCGTACGCGACCCAGACAACTGGCCATACTGAATGATTGAGTTTTCATCTCTGGCCACTTCTGTACCTGCCCGGTATGTCACATTCACATCATTTACAATTTCGCCCCATTGGGCGGCTGTTCGTAGTCCAGCGGCCAAGATGTCGTCAGCTGTGAGTGTTAGTGGGATCGCAGTGGATCGGCTGGCGTAATCGTCATAGTGCAGATCGCCATCGCCACCTTCCCAAAGCACACCGCGCCCCGAGTTGGCCGCATTGGTCGCTAACGTGTAGCCATCGGCTTCGCCATCGGAGTAGGCCATCAATTCATAAACGCCCGGCACATCAACATTGGCAGTCAGGTTATCAACCAATGCTACATTGGTGGCATCGTAACTGGCCCAAGTGGTTTCGTTTGGTAGATCGTTCCAAGTAACTAACGGGCTAACATCTGACCATGATTGCAGGAATGCTTCACTAAGGATGTTTAGGATTCTTGTGCCGTCATACTCTTTGGCATAGTTTGCGCCGCCTACCAAGTGACGGTTCAGCTGCGATAGTGGGCCAACGGCTGTGATCTGGTAGATGGCGATTGAGCCTTCTGATCCGTACTGCTCAAGGCTGATGTCAATGTCTGAAATGATGCCAGCAAAGATTTCTTGTGTGCCTGATGTTCCCTTGTCAATGGATACCGATACCGATTGACTCAAGGCCACACTCAATGGCTCACTAGCATCTGTCCAAAGTCTGATGGATGCGAAACCCGGTTGCGGTTGTGTGGTTACATCATCGCGGCCCATGCGGATCGAGATAGATGAGATCGTGTTATCGGCGTACGTTGTAGCCCCTGCAAAAGTGACAGTTGGATACGGGTCATACGATGTCACAATGTAGCCCCGACTAGATTGATCGCACCTGTTCGGCGTGATGAATCTTGGAGTAGGCGTTCAATGCTTCGGCGAGCAGACTCACCGTCTATGACACCGTTCATGATTATGGTCACGCCTTGGCCAGATCCATTGTCTGGGCGAATAGATCCCGAGCCTGATGGCACAAACAATTCAGGGCCAAACTCGCCTACGCGGTAAGGCTGACCACCCATAACTGATCCGCCAGCTGCCTTGCCCAAAGGCGCATTCTCTGGGGCAAACTTGCCCTCGGCATAAACAAATTGCCCAACAAGGCTGGCTCTAAACTTGTCCCCGAGTGAAACTACTTTGCCATAAGCCCCTGTAATTGCGTTGATGCCATTGGCAACGGATTCCAAAGCATTGGCAAAAGTCTGCATAGTGCTAGTGGCCTCATCGCCATCCTCGGTGATCGTTGTAAATAATTTGGCAAAAGCATCGGCAACTGCTTTGAGTGATCCACCTAGGCTATTTGCGCCATTGCCTGAAAAGTCCCCAGCTAGTTCTCTGGCGCGTAGACTTAATCCCTCGGGATCATCGCCACTAAATCCCTTGGCTACTTGGTTCACGTTTTCTAGCAAAGTTTTCATGGTTGGAAGTAATGCGACACCAATAGATTCTTTAAGTTCGCCCACACGCTCTGTAACAATTGCTAATTGGCCAGCATAAGTTTCGGTATTGGCTTTGGCTGCCCCACCAAATAACTTTACAAGTTCGCCTTGCACCAAATTGAAATCGCCAGATTTCTTGATGGCATCATCTAATGGAATGCCTAACTTTGTCAGCGCGCCTATGTTGCCGTTGTAAGCCTTGCTAAGTGTCAGCGATACGGTTTCAAGATCTCGACCAGTTCCAGCGGCTATGTCTACGGCTAAGTTATTAAGTTGTTGAGCCTTTGTGACATCACCTGTAGCTCTGGCCAAGTTGCTTAATGATGCGCGAAGTTTCACATCTGACACGCCATAACGTAACTGTGTGGCTGTGATGTATTTCTCGGTGGATGCAATCTGGGAATCTGTTGCATTGGTTGTGTTCTGTAATGCCTTAGCCAATAGTTTTTGGGACTTCTCATCCTCGATGGCAGCCTGTACGCCCTCGATACCAATCTTGATTGCGTAAGCACCAGCGGCAGCCCCAGCAGCTACAAAAGCACCAGCGGCCATTTTGCCATACTTTTTAAGGTTGCTAGAAAATCCTTTAACATCATTGTCAGCCTTGTTAAGCCCACGCCCAAAATCTGCAACATCCGCTAAGAGGTTGAGTTTCATTGTCCTTACATCAGCCATTTGTTTTTTTCCATTCGCCATAGACGTTGCCAACTGCTGCTTTCCAGCGGCGAGTGATTTCTGGTTGTAAAGCCTTTAAGGTTGGATAAATCCAATAGCCCTTATTGCCTCGGCCCTCTCTTGGACTTCTTGCAGGGAATCGGTAGCCACCATTGGCAAAACCTGAAATACCTATGCTGGATTCTGGAGATCCACCAAATTCATTTCCATATAACAAAATGCCAGCATTTGCGCCACCTGATACTCGACCACGAGATCCACCAATAGTTATATTAGGAATTCTGTCTTTGTTTGCTCTGACTGTTGCAACAACAATTTGCGCTTGCTTAGGAAATCTTGCCCCTACATAACCAGAAGTTTTAATTGCGCCCGCTGTCCAAGCACTGATGCTAGTCACATCATCTTTTAATTGTTTTTTACTAGCATCATCCATTTTGTTAAGCGCGTTAAGTAGGCCTCTAATATCGCGCAGGTCAGGTTGGATTTTCATGGTCACTTTTGTGTTAGCCATGTCCATTCCTTTCTGCTATCAGTTGTAGAGCCGTAGTGATGTCATTGAGTGACCATTGGTACAGATCAGACAAGGGAATCCCGGTACTTACCGCTATTCTGACGAGTCCATCTGCAAGTTCTCTTTTGGGTTTTCCTCGATCACCTCGAACGAGTCAAACTCATTAGTCACCCAAGCCTGCTGGTTTGGCATCTGTGTTTTATTTTGAGCCTTAGCGGCCTTAAAAAACATACAGGTGATTACATCCAGCGAGCCTTCGTCTATCTTTTGTGCGACCTGCCTAACTGTGTAACCAAGTTCTCTTTCAATCTCAATCCATAGCCACGCATTATCGTCATGCACTTCGTACTTGTTGCCCTGTTGTGTAGTGATTTCGTATTTCATAAGGTTTGCCCTGTTCTATTCATTAAGTCCGGGTGACTGTTCCATCCTCGACTACAAAGCTCAAGGATGTGGTTAATACGTCAGTAGCCGCGCCACCAACGGTTGGGAATACCGGGAATACGTTGCCAGCAAAAGTATCGCCATTGACATCAAAAGTGAACGCTAGTGATGTATCAGGCGCACTGTTGGCTGCATCCCAGATTGCCGAGATGATTCCTGCTGATGATGAGTCGTCAAGGTATAGTTCCACATTTAGTGTGGCGGTCTTGTCTACGGTCTTGTAGGCGCGACCAGATAGGACTTCAAGTACCTGCTGATTGTTTTCGCGCTCAAGGGTAACGGTTGATGCCTGATCTGCGTATGACACCGAGTTGATGCTCAAAGTCAGATTCCGACCAGTTATGTATGTTGCTGGCATGACTTGCCTTTCTAGTTGGTTGTGACCATCTCGATGTTGAGTTGGCTGATAAGCATGTCGGCATTTCCGATCTGCTGGACTGTGGGTTGTGACCATCCACCCAAAAACGAAATGTTGTTGGCTAGTAGATCAGTGACGCTAAAAATTAAAGTTTCCAAGTTGGCTAAGGCTGCTCGGTTGTCAGCTGCATTGACAATGCAAGTTATGTCAAATCGCACATTACAACGAGCGCCACCAATGGCACTTACTGTGATGTAAGGCGATCCCGGCACAAGCACAATGGCAGGTGGCGTGATGTTCTCATTTGGGTATGAGTAGACTACCCGCCCGGCAGCTGCAAGAGTTGCGGCAAGTGAATCGCGGTAGGTTGCAAGATTAGCCAAGGTAGCCCCTAGTATCTAGGTGCTTTCCTAATAGGCCAGATACACGGGTAAGCATAGAACGGCCTAGGCGGTACGGTGCTGGACTTTGGAAGTCAACGCCTTGTTGGCCTAGTGTTCCTGTACGAGTGATCCAGATGTCGCATGCAACCGCCATCGCACTTTCGCGTACTTCCGGCACAGAATCGTACAGAGTTGCTTGGCTAGTTAATACGGCTCGGCCATTAGGAATGATTGAGCGCTTGGTGATGTCTGCGTTTGTAATGGCAGCCTCAAAGAATGTAACGCCATCCTCTTTGCCTACGGTTGTTACAGTGCGCGATCCGTCAAAGGGTGCGCCACACTTGCTAACCGTTAATGCTTGACCAACTACAAAAGTGTTGTCATAGCAATAAAAGCGAGCCACATTACTTGTAAGTGATACGCCCTTGATAGATACATCGTCAAAAGTTAAATAGGAGAGGATTATGTTTTCGGCGCTATCTGCAACGGCCTGCACAATTGCATCAGCGTAGATGTCACCAATACCAAGTACGGCTTTTAACTCGCTTAGTGTAATTAGTGCCATGTCTCAATCCAATTCTTGTGAGTGTGTGGGGGACACAGGGCCGCATCCCCCACACTTCTAACTAACGCTGACTTAGGTCAGGTTAAAGCGACGTACTCCGCCTGCGGTGATTGTCTTAACGGCCATGTAACCGTAAAGCATTGTTTCAATCTCGCCAGTTGTAACTACGTTTGTTGACAGCTGCAATACTGGGCTTTCGTAGATTGCAACTGCTGACGGTACAACAATAAATGCTGATTCATCAATGTTGGTTGAAACAGCCTTGTTGGATACATACAGATCAAGACCCATAACATTTCCGCGTAGTGACTGTGTACCAACTGCACCAGCAGCGTTTTGTGGCTGTGATGCACTAAAGATTGGTCGCTTGGATGAATCCTGCGCGCCAATTAGCAGACCCCATTGGGATGTGCCAGCAATGTAACGTGTGGCCAATTCGCCAGTTGCAAGGTATGCAGCCGGGGTTTCGGTCTTAACGAATGACACAATGCCATCAACATCTGCGGCGGTTGCAGTTGCCTGTGTTCCGCCAGCAGTTAGTTCTGCAATTACTGCAGCTTCTGTTGCCTGTGCGTAAACGCGGCGCATGTTATCCAACATTGCAGCGTAGAAACTTGGATCTGCGCGGTCAAAGAGTTCTACAGAATAACGCTGTAATCCCTTGTATGCCTTTACAGTTGCATCAACGTATGCTGACACAATTCCAGTTTCGGATGGGCCAGCACCTTCGGCTGTTTCTGCGACGCTACCTGATGTAGTGATCTTTGGGATCGAAACCGTCATACCAGCGTTTGGTAATGCGCGTGTACCGATTGCATCGATTGCGCCACGAGCGCCGATCTGGTTGTCTACTACCTGTGATACATACTGAATAGGCTTAAATGCTGGGTTGGTTGTAAAGGAATCGTCAGCTGCATTTACATGCTTTGCATCCTCTGCCTTTGCGTGTGCAATCCATTCTGCACTTTCATGGTTTCCGCGTTGAGCCTTAATTGAATGCTCTAGGAAATGTGCTTGGGTCTTAATTGGTGAACGTGGCTTAGTGTAAGCCACTGGTGCGGCAGCGTGAACAACCGCGGCTGCGGTCACTTCATCTGCCACTGGTGCGGTTGTTTCTTCCACTGTTATCTCCTGTGGGTTTTCCTCGGCGGGGATTTCCGCTTCGGTGGTTTCTGGGGTTTCCTCGGTAGCTGCGACCTGAGAAATCTGTGCATCCTTAAATGCTGGGTTTGTTACATGGGCTACGGCTTCGAGCTTGGCGGATGATACGACCATCACGCCTTTCTCAATGACGTATTCGCCCACATTGGCTTCAATGCTAAATGCCGGGCGTAATCCCTCTGATGCTTCAACTAAAGCATCATTACCTGCGCCAGTAGGCGCAATCTTAAAGGCCATTGAAATGCCCGCAGGACTAACTTCTAACGAATCGCCAATACCACGACCCAATGGGCGTGTGCGGTCATGTTCCATGTTTAATACAATCTGGCTTGGATCAATGTCACCAAACGCGCCAAACTCAAAGCGTACTGGGCCAGCCGATGTATTTCCGCTGACATTAAAAGGTACTACCAATCCTCTTATAGTTCGTGTTTCAACGCTTGCTGCCAATACTTGGCCCTCGAAATTAAGTTGCATTTGCTTCATTTCCTCTCGGTGCTAATTCCATTTCCTCACGGGCTTCATCAACATTGATAATTCCAGCTGCAAGCATTCTTTCCAATACTTCAATTTGTTCTAGTGGGTTACCGCGTAGGTAATCATCTAAATCAAATTTTACAACCGAGCCACGCGGGGTTAAATCATTCATACTTAAACGCTCTGAAATACAAGCCATGTAAGGCTTAAGGCTAAAGTCCACAAGGCTACGGCGCTCTTGGCTTACATTTGAATAAGTTGCGCTGGCGCTTTCGGCGTTTATGTACCATGCCGGGATGTTGCATAGTCGGGCAATTTCTGCAGCTGTGTTTAGGCGAGATTCAGAAAGTTGCATCTGCCCGGCATCATAACCAAAGGTTGTTACATCCAAAGGCCCTGACAAGTAAGCGGTTGAGCGTTGTTGTCTGGCTAGTTTCCATTGAGCCAACAAACTTGAAACCTGCTCTGGCGGTAGATCCACGCCAGTATTCTTAATTACCATTGTTGGATTAGGTTCGGCAGCCATTCGGCTTACTGCCATTTCAAGTTCTAATGCAGTTCTAATGGTTCGGCCACCACGATTGAGTAAGCCCTCATCTACACCACTAAACATAATCAATGAGCCAACGCCATAGGCAGGTAATAAATTACCGTCTAAGTAAAAGCCATTTAGTATTTCGTCAGTTTGTAAGTCAGTAGTGAAAGTTACCCGGGTTGGATCAATGCGCCGACATGCAATCGGTCTGCCATCCTCTGGACTAACTTCAAGCACCAGCCAGTGAGCGCGGCCAAAGAATAACAGATCCTCTACTGTCCAAAGCATTGTAATGATGCGTGGCAAGGCTGGATCGGGTTGCTTAAGTAGTTGGCGGCCCTCAATCCTTGCACCTGTAATTTCATTGTAAGAATGTAATCCCAGTTCGCCAATAGTTCCACAGATAATGTTTCTGGCTCTGGCTACTGCTGGTACTTGCATAGCATCGCCGCGGTTAATGCCAAAGGATTGGAATGGGCTGAAATTGTCTTGGTAGTAAGGTATGGCCAAATTTGCTTTGGCTTGTACATCTGATTTTTCTGGTGTCGTACCCAATAAGAAATCAATAAATCCCATAGTGCATTATCTCATAAATGTCTGACATTCAAGCATCTAGTGCGCGTGTCGGGAAGTGTGTGGGTTAGTGATAGGAGTGACTAACCCACACACAAGGTACTGCCAAGTAGACCTTAAGCACTAATGATAGTCACAGTCTGTTGTGGCGCACAAGCATGACCCGCTGCCATGACTAATGCAACGGCAGCTGTAATTGGTACTTGAGCAGCTCTACGCGCAATACGCCATCCACCATCTGATGCTGGCCGTCTAGCACATGACACTAAATGACTATGTAATGTCGGTTGGCCGGGATGAATGAATTTGCCAGATTGCATTGCATTGAGTGTTTGATCGCAACTAATAGCAAAGCCAGCTGATGCCCATGGTGTCGGTTCGGTTGCAATTCCTGCTTGTGCCAATCTGGGTGCAATGTAGCCTGCGGTGTTCGGATCATAGGCAAACTTTCTAGGCCTGTATCTGCGAGCAAGGGTTGCCAGTTCCCCTGTAAGTTCTAAATCATTTATTCCGCCATCACGTTGCCATTCATGTAGGAATACTGCCATGCCCTCTGGTCGCTCTTGAATAGTGACTAGGCAGGCAATCTCTCTATTGAAATTAAGGTCAATAGCCATCCATGTAGGTAGTTCATCCTCTAGCCCTATTTCCCTTTCGCCTGCATTCCACATGTCCATTGGCCA